AGACAACCTACCTATAACTCTTCAAGGGTTTGAGAAGAGGTGTTCGCCCATACTAGCCGCAGGGACATTAGCGGCAGTTAGGCCAGAAGGCCTAGCGCCGGGCACAAGCCCTGATGCGCCCACGTCCCGACGAGGTCCGTGCATATTGGTCTGTAGTGACCCAGTCGTCGGTGTAGGTGCCATCAGAGCTGTACTCTGGCTCCTTCGTCTCCAAAAGAGGAGGCTCGGGTGGGTGGTGGTGTAGGGCAGTTTCTTCATCGAACCGCCTCACATTCCGGAGAAGCCGGGGCTTTGGGTGGACCACGGTCACCCCGCGCAATTTCAACGACTGAGTGTAGTCGCAGTCCGCCAACAGTGTCATGGCATCCTCTGGGTTCCCCATCTGCACAACAAGCGCATCTAGTGATGAGCCATTAGCTGGCAAAGTTGCGGTGCTGAAGTCTATCGACGCCTGCCTCCCAGTGATATGTATCACCCGGCAGCAGACAAAACTCGAAGCAGTGGTGCCTGAGTTGCTCGCAAATCCGCTTGTGTCCTGCAGGAACACTATAGTAGCCTCACAGTTGGTGTAGCCCCACGTGGCAGTCAAGGACGCTGTACTATCCCCTCTCCAGTGCATAAACGTCAAGTAATAGCCGTGGTCAAGCGTCGGGGGGAAGTTAATGGTATCATAGCCTCCATTCGTGTCAGACACGGTGATACCGAGCGGCCCGATGGGATCAATCTGAATCGCTCCCAGTATCTCAGTGTTTGTGTAGCCACCGTTGGACAAGCGTGCCCAGGAAGCGTTAGCATAGCCATGTGCTTCCAACCTGGGTGCCTGCAAGAGTACATCATAAGTGACCCACAGCTCGCCGAGAACCACATCATCAGCAGGGCAACCTTCAACTGCTATAGTGAACCGGCCCAGGTCAGTAAACCTCTCCTCGTCCACTGTACCGTACCGCAGGTACATCAACTCAAGGGGCCGGTCCTTGGGGTTGCATTCGACCAGGTGGAGTAGTGGGGCTGTGACCTCACTGGATGTGGTGTACATGTACGATTCCATCTCCCGCCGGTTGACAAATTCAGCTGCATCCGGGTCATACTGTGTCGCCATGATCACTACCCCCTGGGCCTGTGTCGTGGTCAAGTACCCGGCCGTTGTTACAAACTCAAACCCAAGCCCACGGATGTCGTAGCGCTCGTAATTGCGCGCCATGACCGATAGCCATGGGAAAGAGGCATAGAGCCCCGGGTTGATGTCATACACAGTCGTGGAAAAGTTCTGCGACGAGTACACGAGGCCAATGAATTCTCTGTGGGCTACTCTAACATCCCCATTCCCAAACGTCACCTTCTCCTGCATCAGTGAGTTCGAGTGTATGGTGTAATCACCCATTCCGGTGATTTTGCTGAGAAAATCTCCTCCCATTTGGCCCAGTGCCGGGTTCCCCATATAGGTACCGATAGCCGTGCCCCCTGCACGCATCACGTTCCCGAGAGCGGTTTTCCACGCGGGTCTGCCACTGGTGGTCTTCTTGCGCGGCTGTTTCGCCTTGGTCTTCCTCTTCCCCGCACTCTTCTTGGCAAGGAAAGTCTCGCTCTGGGCCCGCCAAAGCACCATGTTCAAGCACTGATGCAGTTGTACACCTGCCTCTAAGTTGATGGAGGACACGAGGGACATGACCGCGTGGACTTGTGGCGCACCCCACATGAGTCCCATCTCACGCTCAGTTAGGCCATACTCATAGCCAGCTCTGAATGGGGTGATACCCTTACGTTTCGCTGTCCTCAGCTTCAGTAGCTCTTCCTCGCGCGACCAGCGCATCAAGTCGTCGACTGTAAAGTGGGGCTCATCGTTCTCACATGGTTCACCAACGTCAGTGACGAACCCCTCCTGGAACTCAGCAGCCGTGAACTGGCAGGGAAACAGGTCTATGTGGACGTTGTTCTCAATCCATTCCTCCATGGCTACCACAACCTCCAAAGGTATGCCGTACTTCAAACAGAACCACTCATACGTGTCGCTTGACGGGTAGACGCACACACCGCCCTGTATCCTCCCGTCCCAGTTGTCCCGCTTGTCCCTAAGGGCCACCACTCCCTTCTCTGCGCACGAGTCAGTAATGGCTCTCAGGAACGAACCTATGATGGGCACATGTCCAGACGTGCAAAGAAGGCTCTTGGCGGTTCCGTAGAGTAGGCCCTTGAATTGCTTCGACGGCTTGTTATGATGGTTAATGCCCATTTTCGCCAACTGCCTAAAGGGCTTGTTGCACCATCGCCAGATCCCGTGGACGGGGGCGAAGTAACCGGAGCAGAACTCGGCGTCGAGTAGCGTTGCGTGGATGTTGACGGTAACCTTCATACCCAATCGCACGTAGGTGTTGACGATGTCTTCCTTCTCGGCTGGCCGATCGAACGCTGTGATACAGTCATCACCCATGACCACCATCGCCATGGTGGCATTGGGTCTCAACTTCTGCATCACATACATGTTCAAGAGCATGTTCAACAGTGAGTTAAAGCAGGAGGTCCAGAGGTCACCTGAGCGCCGCCCTCGGTCCATCGACACCATGTAGCTCTCATGATCCCTGAATGTGTAACCAACAACTTGGTCCCAAAAGGGGAGAACATCCAGTAGCGAACTTGGGGCATCAACGCAGTTGGTGAGGAAATAGCGTTCGATTGTTAGGAAGAAAGAGCTTAGGCTACCGTCCCAATTGGACACATCAGCGTCAAACTTGAAGCCAAATCGCTCCATCGCCTGTACCCACTGACCAACAGTGTCCGGCGTCTCCCCAGAGGTGTAGAGCGTGTTGTATCGTTCCCTCATGACCTTCTTCAACGCCTTCGCCAGCCCATGGAAGTAAGCACCTAGGTTAACTACGAACCAAGGGTGTCGTGGCCAGATCATTCGAGGCTTGAAGTTGTCTCTCGTCTTTGGGTACCACTCCGCTTTCGCGAATATGCGGCACCCCACAAACTTCTTGTCGAACGGCACCTGGTACCACTCGTCATACATCGCCTTGGCTCGCCTTTCGCCATAGTGTGACCTCAGGTAAGTCATGGTATCTTGCTCGTCAAACTCGAGTTTGATGTCTCTCAAGACCTCTTTAGCGAAGGATACGAACGCGTTCACCTCCTTATCGTCAACCTCGGGCAACTTCCCCATGCGGATCGTCACTGCGGACTTGACATTCTTAGGGCAACCTGATGGAACGATTGATGGCGTCTTGTCGATCCATGAGCCATAGACCTCCGCTCTTGAGTCGTCAACGGCGTCGTCATCTACCGTATCTAGTTTGACGATGGACAAATCGAGTTGCTCCTCCGCTTCCCGCAGTTTCTCTGAGTCTTTACACACGACACGTGGTAGCGTCTTCTTCGCTAGAAACTTCACCGGTGACGGCCGCTCCGCAGACAGTTGGTCCAGCATGTGTCGCCTCACGTTAACCTCAAACCCGTAATCGGCATACTCAGCTAACTTGCACAAGCCCCAGTACGTCCCGACACCCGTCAAGGACAGCAGCCCAAAACCAATGGTCTTCAACACAACCCGCGCAATGGCCGAGTACCGCAGGGACCGGTAGGACCTCTCGACTCGCATCATGCCTATTCTTATCCGCGCGTCTAGGCGTTCCAGAGTGCTCGACTTGTAGTGAGCAGTCATGGCCGAGACGGACTCACAGTACGACCCCGAACTAAGTAGGTAAGCAACAACGTAATCGTCGTCATCTTGTCTTCCATGTTCCCGTCTGAGTGTGGCTAGAGCCCGCCGCGAGATAGACGTTGCACCGACACTGTCCCCCCCCCGGTATATTAGGTCAGAGGTAGCAGAGAGCAGGGCCACAGCGGCCAGCTTCTCACGTGGGTTGAGAGGCCTGTGGGGTGAGTTGAGGGTAGTGACGGACGAAGGTACAGTCCACCTCTCAACTTCCGCACGCAAGCACCAGGTTTCTATGCCTTGGGGCCCCTGGGCGATAGCCTGAGCACACAGGATGATGCGTCCACAGGTGCTGACGTGGTGGGGTACCGTGGGAAGGAGGTCTGGGTCCGCCGGTTCAGCAATGCGTCCGGCTGGTGTGTAGCCTAGCGTTTCACCTCCCACATCAAAGAGGAACCTACCGTCAATCCTCATGTGCCCCGCTGTGACGAAATCGTCGTTAGCACCCCTCGCATCATTAGTCAAAGGCACAGCTACGCTGCCGCTCAAGCTCCTAGACACCTGGAAGCGGTACACGTTGTAGTACATGTACGGGTAGTTGGTGATCATGTCTTGGAGAAGCGTATCACGGGTCTGTTCCACGACCTTAGCACTTGCTTCGCTGTCGAGCTCGTCGAACCACACCTCGTCACCCTCACTGGTTGGAGTCTCACAGTCGTCACGGTCGAGGTCATGGTCCTTCGTTTCCAACGCATGGTCTACATCCCCGTTGAAATGGACGTACTGACAGTTCCCGTTACGGCATGGCTTGTCCCTGATGACGCTGAAGCACACTCTAACTCCATACTCATCTTTATAGGCATTGACGACTCTCTTCCTCACGTTATCACATGAGTCCATGGCACGCCGATCGCTCGGGTCTATCTGTTGCGTTGGTGGGTTGCGGCTAACTAGGTCAATGACTTGTTCGTCCGGAATCATTGACTGCTTCTTCTTCCGTTGCTTCCACTTCACCTTTCCCTTACCTGACCTCTGCTTGTTAGCAGTCTTCTTAGCCAGGAATAGTGCGTGCCGGTACGGCACAGGACCTGTTAGGCCCACGTCACAGTCACCAGCGGGTAGTGTTATTGCGGTGACCAGTGGAAATAGTTTGAGCCTTATGGCGGCTCTGACCATGTTTAGGACGTGG